CTATTTTGTCGGTTCCACCTTGTCGCCGCGCCTGTTTCGGACATAGTGTTCTGTCATTGTTACCGAAGTATGGCCTAGCTGCTTTTGGGCTTGCCTGATGTCGCCGGCGAGGTCGGTCTTATCAGTCCCAGCCTTGGCCCGTAGGTCACGTAATTGGAATGCATGCTTTGGGATTCCCGCGGCGTTTCTTACTCTATCAAATCGGCTTCTTAGAGCGTCGCTGCTGAGGGCTTGGCCGGACTCGTTAACGAGCAGCTTTTGGCTTAAAGCGCCAATATTAGACTTCCGTAGCAGCATCCTATCAATGACTTCTTTTAAGTCTCCTTGGATACTGATCCTCAGGCGTTTCCCAGTTTTGCCCTGAGTGATTTCGATTTCATTATTTCTGATATCTGTCTCAGAGATAGATAAAGTATCAGCAGGGCGTTGGCCGGTAAGGTAGATTAGATCCATCGCATCTCTAAGCGGTTGATCTGCCACTTGGTAAACAGCAAGGTAAGTATCGTCCTCGCTCTCTGCTTTTCCTAACACCGAGAGATGGGTTAGGAGCAGAGGTCATGTCGATTTCCCGTGCATAGTTAAAGATGTGGCTGAAGAGGGCAAGTTCTCTGTTTGCCCTAACGCCACCCGCATCTACAGGGGGCGACTTGTCCTGTGATTTGTACCAGTTCCTTGCCTTCTCTACCCTCCAGGTCCGTTACTGACGAACATGGATTGGCTCAATAACATCTAGCATGGCAGGTGGATCGTCAAAAAACTCATAAAGGTTATCTAGCTCTTTGAGGTTATCACGCTGTGTTCTAACGGATTTTGTAGGCAATATCTCGTGAATGTAGCGTAGTGCAGCGTCCCTGAAGGTCATACTGGGTGCCAAGACTGTTGCGTCAGCTTCTAAGCCAGCCCATTTTTGAACAGCCTCTACGTAGTCAGATCCTAGTGGGATTTCTTTTCTGGGTTTACCGCCAGTGTCGTAATAATAGTAAATTCGCCCCGACCTCTGCTTACGCTTCCGCATACGGGGCGGCAAGTTAAGATTTTTCGTCGGGGTTCTACCCATTACGATCTCCCTTGTATAACTTTAGGCTGCCAGGCTGCTGTTTTCTTTTCCTGATGGCTGTTAGGTGGTTTATATCCACCCTCGATAACCGTGCGTGCAATGATAGGTCGGCCACGGGCATTTTCAAAAAAGGGAATACCTTCACTGCGGAGCCAGTTGACTTGGAGTTGCTCGCGTGTAACTTTTTTGCCGTGAAGGCTTTTACCCATGAGTATCCCAGTGAGTTCGGCCACCTCCCCGGGCGTCAAAAATGTAGTTTTTTACATAGCGTTTCCAATAAAAAACCTGCTTATGCCGGGTGTGTAGTTGCGTCTGTAGTAACCCGCGCATTGGGGGCGGCGGCACCAACACTGATGTTGATGTTTTGGGCTTTGCCTGCAAGGTAGCCTGCGGCTGTGGCTAGCCGGTCTTGATGCTTACGATTAGTGTCCCGTCGTTTCTTTACTGGGATGTCTTGAGTTAGATGGTTTGCTGTCTCTACATCGGCCCTGTGCTGGTCTTGCTCTTCAGGGCTCATGCCGTTAAATATTCTGCTAACAGTCGTAATTACGCCGCCGGCAAAGGCCTCATGGAAGCTATTGCGTGTAGTGGAATTTAAGGGGATGGAGTGCTGCTTTAGAGGTTGCTTGTGGTTATCCCAAGCGGTGGCTAGGCCTCTGGTGATTACATCGCTGATGTAGAGCGCGATTTCTACCATAGGTTTTTTGCCGTAGAAGGTTATGACTAGCTTTTAATCTAGGTTGGTATGGTAGGCGGTCTGGCAGCCAAAAATATACCCAATAGCCACATAGAGGCTGGTTTTCCATCTGGCACGGTCTTTGGTGGCCGTTTCAAAGTCGCCGCTTCCAAAATCTGCCTCGCCTAATTCCATGTGCGTGATGGCGTATTTTTCCATCAATGCTTCGGCACGTTTGCGTGCAATAGCGGCTTCGTGTTCGTTGCTAAACCCAGCTAGTGCCAATAATTTACGGATGCGCTCAACGTAACGAGAGCGGTTGTTTTCGTTCTCTGTCATATTATTTCCAGTAAAAACCCCGCAGTTGCGGGGCGTTAGACTGTGTCTGTGTCTGCGGGTTTAGGTTTGTGGTTTTCTTTTTGTTACGTTTTGCGTGGTGAATTTAAAATTCTGCTATGTAGACTGTTCATACGCTGATGAAATAATCATAATTTAAGAGACTTTTTGTGTTGGGAGGGCATCATGGGTGAGAGCGAGTTTGTTAGATACGAAATAAGCCCAGCTCGAATCATATTTGCCTTTCAGGCAGCAGAAAATCAAAGGGTTACAGCGCAAGTGTCGCTTTACGCACTAGAGAGACTGGTTGGGAGAGAATTGCGCAATGCTGATATGTGTATAGAGGCTTATGCGTTGCACAAAGAAGCTATCCATTCTGTTGTCTTAGACAGGCGTGGCACTAGCGATAGTGAACTTATTACAGTGACACTACCTGATGTTCTGAAAAACAAACTAACGACTAATGAGACCTCCTTAGATGCATAGTGAGTTTCAGTTTTAAATCACTCAAACTTCAGGCGGATGCACAGGGCAAGGCCATCGCAGTGAGCCGTTGCCGGAGCCCGGGCAAGTGCAATCCGTAAATTGATCGCTGACAACTCGTGCGGCTACGGCAGATCGCCACTGCTTGCGATATTGCGCCGCCTTGGCTTCCGCTACTTGCTAGAGCGGTATTCCTCATCCCACGATGAAGGTGCCTCCGCTAACCAATAGGCTAGAGTTTTGCTATCGTGCGGTGTGCCTGTTGCCTGTACAGCAGTGGGATCGGTTGATGCCTGATGAGTAGCGGGGGCGATGGGTGAGTTTTCTCCCTGCATTGCAGCGGCCATAGCATCGCCCATTTCGGCGTAATTGGTTGTATCCCAGATAGCGCCTATACCACCGCATTCTCTACACCCAACACCCAAGGTGCACTTCATCACTTGGCTATATGGACCGGTAGGGGCCCCATCATAGCTTTCATGACAGCCAGAGCAGGTAACCCAGCAGCCTACCCTCTGCCAATATGTCGGCCACCACTCCTAGCTCAATGGGGGTGGCAGGGGTAGGGCTACTAACCTTTTCCAGCCAAGCCGTATATGCTTCAAGGTCGGTTGGTGCGCCGTACTGTAGGAAATTATCGGTTTTAAGTTTGCCAAGCTCTATGCGGTCTTGTTCCCGTTTTTCGTTGGTCACAAAATCATAGTGACGAGCAGCTGCATCAAGGACGGTGGATGCCTTTATGCCGACACCAAAACGAACGCATCCAATAGCCATGGGTCGATCAATCTTAGCGTGGGGGCGCTCAGCCAACTCTTTAGACAGCATGTCCATATCATCTGCATGCTGCTGTAGTGTGAGCTTGTGATGCTCTATCAGAGCTTCTTTGCTCATGTTTTCGTATGCTAGTATCTGTGTCATATCATTCCTAAATCTTGCTCGGCGATGGAGCAGAGAAAATCACATTCAGGTGCGATTGCTTGTGTTGTGGGGTAGTCCGCAGGGATTTCATCTATGAAAATTCGTGTGCCATCAATCCTCGCCAGCCTTGCGCCTAGCTCACGACTTAATGTGGCCATACGCTCAAATTCGGCGGGGAATTGATCTCTAACAAGTGCCCAATAAGCTGGTGATGTCGCCTTACCGCAAGGGATGCAGTTAGCGTTTGGAAACCCCATTGCGTACACGCGGGGGAGTTGAATGCCTGCCGATTGAATGAGGCTGAAACAAGCTGCTTTTGTTATCCCGCGATCAATCAAAGGCGTTTCTCTATATGCAAATCCGGCCAGTTATCACGTAATGCGTTAGCTCTCTGCACATCGCTGGAGTCTGCTGTATAGCCAAAAATAGGGATGTCATCTGGCAGTTGAAACGCTAGCCTAGGTGCGACCTTTAACTCACCAGTGCATGGCGCACCTGAAATGCCTGCAATGTACTTGCGCTTTTCCCAGACCTCTCAAGTGTCTTTGTATTCAGGGTTTGAGAGTCTAGTTATTGGAGCGTTAAACCACGGCTCACAATCACGCATGAACCTAGCGTTATCTATGTCTTCGCTACCAGTTTCACAGTACGCGATAACGTCGGGGTTAGTGAGTTTGGTTGCAACTGCGCTGGCAGCACCGCAGCTAAACCATGAAATTCGGCGGGCCATGTAAATAGCTCCTATGCGATGGGCGCAAAAAGAAACGCACTAAGCGTTATGCTTGGTGAGTCTATGGGGGATGTTATTTTTTGTAGCAACCTGAACCTTAAGTTTCGGTGTTTTGATTGCTAGGATATTGATGTAGAAATATTGGTGCTTTATCTACATTAATAGAGCTGGTTGTGCTTGTATCAAACTCGTGAAATCGGTAGAAAGAGAGTGCTATGCGTGCTGAGTATATAGAGGAGCCATCTGGTGTGCTTTTTTCATTTTTAAGGGGTGAGGATAAGGCGTTAGGTTGGGTTTCAAAAAGCATTTTAGAGTCTTACGCTAAAGAAGCGCTCACACCGGAGGGGTGTGTGGGCGTGTACCATTCGTATAAGACAATAATTCAACAGGAGGTTTTGAGTAACACCGTGGAATAAGTGAGAGATAATCAATATAAAAGGAGCGGCATTTTTATGCCGCTTTTTCGTGCTTTAGACAAGTGGAGGTTGATATTTTTCATTTGGGCATCCATAGGTAATTACTCTGATCTGTATCGACAAAACGATACAAGGTAACGTATTGTAATAAGTGTATCTAATGTGTGTGGGTAGAGACATCAACAAGGAGGAGAAATGTTTTGTTTTCCTGTTTGGGTGGTTAGCTGGTTCAGGCTAGCTGTGTTCTACTTTTTTGTGGTGCTTCTCTATTTTCTGTGCTTATGGATTGTGGAGTATGCAAAGGTCAGGCTCAAGAGCAGAGAAGATGATTAAATTATCGGATAACCTTGTCATCCAAGTTGCGTTTAAAGCGGACGGTAGAGCTTAGTAGGGCAGGCGCTTTCCCACCGTATGCTGTTTGTCCCTGCTCAGCGCGTTGTAGATTGTAGTGCTCAAGAGATGATAGGGCAGGGGTAACAGCTTTCTCGGTTCGTTTCATAGTCGCTTCCATCCACCCTCACCAAATCTCATACCAATAGGCGAGACTTCGGTTCCGAGTGCGATTTTTCCTGTTGAGTGATAGCAGTATGTTTTGCAGCGGCTGAGCATTTTGTATGTGTGGCCTCCATCTACTGCTGTTAGGGTAAAAAATTGCCCCGGTTCAATATGCTGAATGCGGGGCTTAGGCTTGTATCCAGCGGATGTTGTTTTCTTTTCGGGTTCGCTCATACGCCACCACGCAATACAACTTCATTGAAATAGGCTAGCCAACCGACAGCAGCCAAACAAATGACTACTGCCAGAATGGACCAGCCTGCACACTTCTTACAACACACGCTTTTCACCTCCCAATGCGTGGCATGGAGTAGGTCAGCAAACATGCGACTAAGCTCAAGAGTGATGAGCGACATATCGGAGTTGAATAGCTCGTCCTCGTCGCCGGAAATAGACGTTTTTTGCTCTTTGATAACGTCTAGCAGGATGATGCGTTTCAGCTCTAGGCTATCGGTCAGAACAAAGCTAATACGGTCGTCCCAAGTGAGTGCCAGGCGTGTGCATTGCTTACCTGCTTGAATGTGTCGACCGAGTTCTTCAGGCTCTGCGCTGTGACGCACGTACTTCACTAGTGCGCGGCTTTCGGTAGTGGAACGTAGTTCGGTGTCTTGGTCGATGCTGAAGTTTGCAGGAGCCTCATCCTCTAGCAGCCACGAAGTCATGGCCCCACCAGGTGAAAGCTCGGTGTAAAGCGGCAGCACAGGGAAGGGGTTAATGGTCTTTGCCAGCAAGCCCATAACTTCGTCGCCAGTAGAGGCAGCTGCTGCATCAACACATAGCCAGCGATTTATCGGATCAATCCAGACTTGGGTGTCACGGGCAACACTAAAGGCGCGAGGCATCAGCTCAGTGATTACTTGCTCTTTGACTTCTTGCATCTGCTTGCGACCGGGTTTGTAACCCTGTTCCTCGGCGATTTCAGCAGCCTTGGTGCGTGCTACTTGGTTAATCACGGTGCCTGGCAGCAACTTCTTTTCGCTGCGCATACACAGTAAGATTTGCTCGTTGTTTTGGTAGACTAGGCCGTGTCCAGCGCGTGGCTCAGTCCAGCCGAGTGAGAGAGGGTCTTGGCTGGTACCGGGGTGGAAGTGGTGCTGTTCAAGCAGTTCTGAGAGTTGGGCAGCATCGAGCGCCCACGATGGATCTAAACGGTAGATCCGTAGGTTTTTAATTTGCATAGGATTAATAGCTGATGAATGATGGGCTTAATAAAGCTGGATGGACACAGACACCTGAAGCATCGCTCACGCCAAGGTTTATGCTTGCATTCACTTCTCTAGAGCACAGCGTTCTGGCGTATCCGCATTTAAGGATGGACGATAGGTATCGAGTATCGTGGGATAAAGTTACGAGGGAGCTGGAGAGAAGAGGGCTAAATGGCCTTCCAATTGAGTTTCACGACCTCTGCTTCAATGGACAACAAGTCATTAACTCTGATGGCAATGCTTCGCACAGCGAAAAAGCTATGGAAGCAACTCTTTCCACTGCGATTGAGAGTATGAGGGTTATGAGAAACAATTTAATGCGTAGCCCAAAAGGCAATATCAAGAGCGCTCAAAACAACCAACTGCTTTGCATAGGGCTTGGATTGATGGTTTTTATAGATAGTGAAAAGATTGTGGAGAAGCTCTCAGTAGTCGCAGATCCTGCTCAGGACTAGAATGGAATATCGTCATCCATATCAGCCAGATTATCGACAGGAGCTTGGTATGGGTTGGCGGCTGGTTGTTGGCGAGGCGGTTGATACGTTTGCGTAGGCGCTGGTGCTTGCGACTGACCGCTATTGTTGGGGCTGGAAGCAAACTCTAGCGCACTGATACGGCCGACGATCTTGTGACCTATTGTTTGATCTCTAGACTGGTACGTTTCGATATGAGCGTCATCGAGCGTCACCAGAATCATCGTGCCTTTAGTCAAGTGTGGAGCTAAGTTTTCAGCACGTTTACCCCATAGCGAGCCATCCACCCATTGGGTAGGGCGCTTGCCATCTTGCCCACGCTGACCATAACTAAAAGCCAGTGAAAGGCTGGCTACAGCATCACCGTTTTGGGTATAACGAACCACGGCATCACGCCCGACGCGGGCTAATCCTATGAGTTGTGCCATTATGCGGCTTCCTTTAGTGCGAGTTGTAGGGACTTCTGATGGTGGGTGACGGTACGCTCGAACTCAACTAGATCAGCTTCAAGCTCTTCGATAGCATCCTCGTTACGCTCAATTCGGATGATTTTCATTTTCTGTAGGTCGTGCGCCCATAGAACAAGATCAATCCATTTTCGGCCAAGCAGCCAGAGCGCACCATTGCACTGGTCGAGGTAGTTGGATACGTCCCCATCAACGAACGCGGTGAATAGGGTGTCGCTGTTAACCATGGTTTTGATTTCGATAAGGCCATCGTCACCAACCAGACCATCTACGCTTACACCAAAGAGGCGATCCACAGTGGTAATGAAGCCAGCTTCTTCTACAATGTGACCCGTCTTGCGCTCGTAGAGCATTCGCGCATAAGGTTCCTGTTCGGTACCGAGGCGCATGGCGCTGTTAGAGAATGCTTGCAAAGGTTCGCCGCCTTCGCGTTCACGCGCCACGTCTTTCGCATAATCAATGCTTTTCTTGGCCGGTGTACCGCTTTTTAGCTTTTCACGGCAGTCACGGAATCGGCTGCCGGTAATTACGCCTTTACGTGCTTCTAGCCATTCTGGTGTGCCTTGTTCGGCAGTATGAATAATCAAACCTTCAATCATGATTGCTCCTGTGTGAGTATTTTTTTCTGGTCGGTAACTGCCTTTTTGAAGGCGTTGTAATCGGCAAGGTTGTTGGTCGCGTAGATGATGTTGCCGCCTTTGCTCCAGATAGCTTCAAGCTGCTCCAGTGTTTCGGCTTGTGCCACTTTGCTGATCCAGTCGTCGCGTAAGTCTGTATTGCTGGGTGTGTTGCCATCTGTGTCGTCATCCTGCTCAGATAGGCCGGTGATGGCTTTCAGCGTGTAGCGCTCAAGGTAAGACTTGGCGCTTGCTCTGGCTTGAATAGCGTTCTTCGCGCCACCAACATCGGGTGGACCGCCCATGCTTACGCTTTCTTCGTGGCCACCTACGTGACGCAGGTAGCAGGTGACCTCTAACCAGTCCTTATCGTCTTTCGTTAGCTTCCACGACGATGACAGTCCGTGTTTAGACAGGGCAGGGGTTACAGCATTTACCCAGTCGTGCAGCTTGGCGTAGGACTTGCCGCGCAGCGGGCCGTCTTTTACATCCTCACTTTTAATGATCCTGATGCTTTCAGCCTTGAAGGCCGCGAACGCTACGTCATAAGCTTTCTTCGCCTGCTCCTTATCCCAGCGTTCCTGTAGATCCATCATCCTTTCGATTTGATCTAGGCTTGCGCCTTGCTGCATGGCTGCCATCATCATTCCCATAGGAGAGTTGGCGGGAGCGCTTTCAGGAACCGCGGCAAGTTGTGCCTGCGGTGCTTCAATAATGTCTGTGCTCATAATTTCCTCAATAATGAATAGCGACCGCAGGAATGACGCCCTTAGCAATCAAGATGACTGCCTGTTTAGCGCATTTTTCAGGTAGCCCGTTTTCGATGAAAGCAGCTAATGCGGCGTTGTTGATGCTGGCTTTATGGGCTTTATCAGCCTCGCGGCGGCGCTGTTCTGCTTCTGCTGCGGCCTGCGCGTCAGCTTGGCGTTTTATTTCAGCCTGTCGTGCAGCCTCAGCAGCATCTTTAGCGCGTTGCTCTGCTGCCTGTCTTTCTGCTTCAGCATGGGCTTCTGCTTGTTTCTGGCGTTCGATGGCCTCGGCTTTTTCGCGTTCGGCTCGTTCTGCGGCGGCCTTAGCATCGGCTTCGCGCTTAGCTGCTGCGTCACGATCAGCCTGTGTCTTAGCTTCGGCATCTGCACGGGCTTTATCTGCCGCCTCCTGAGCGATACGGGCATCACGATCTTTCTGCTCTTGCTCGGCCTGTTTGCAGCGTAGTTCTGCGAGTTCCGCTTGTTCGGCTTCGTACTGCTGCCGTGTTGTGAGTGTCTGGCTTAAAGCAGCTACCGCTTTATCTTTTGCTCTGGCTGCCTCTGTTTCAAACTCTTCCCATTTTTCGCTGATCTCAACGGCTTGGGCTGATGCAAGTAAAACTGATAGCGACTCAGCGGTGCGACCATCAAGATTAGCGGCTAGGGTCTGGATAGCCTCTATAGCTTCGCGATGGCTTTGAACGCGCTGCGTTTCAGCTTCCTCCCACTCAGTAAGTAGTTTGCGAATCTCAGCCTGTAGCGCATCAAAGCGTTCTTTGCTTTGGCGTCGAGCAGCATCAATCAGCTTCGGTATTTCTTTGTACTTCGCAGCCAAATCAGC